GCCCCTTACACATTAAATCTGTTGGACACTTTGTGTCTACTTGGATAAGAAGGAAGAGTGCAATGAATACTTACCCCTCCCCCGCACAGTATGCGAGTGTACTTGACATGCCCAACAATCTAGCCGCTATTATCAAAGCAAGTGGCATGACAAAACGCCAAGTTGCAGCTGCGCGAGGCGTAACGCCAGAAACACTATCCCGGCATATTCATGGTAAGGTTCCTATGACTATGATAGATGCCGAAGCATACGCAAATGTGCTTAATACATCATCTCATCATGTGCTATTTGCCACTGAGCCAGTGCCTATCATAGGCCATGCTACTATGACTGAACATTCAATTAAGCGTGAAATTTACGAGAACCCAACCCATGAGGTTTATCTTCACGATTATTACTCCAACGACACCGCTGCATTTACATGGTCATGCGACCCAGAATACGCTGGGCAATGGTACGAATATGATGGAGCAATACAGTTTTGCCTTTCCTCACCGATTATTAAAAATTATGTAGACCCGGCATGTGTCCAAAAGGTTTGTATCGTAAAATTTGATGAGCCTATTGAGATAAATGGCGAACCTCAAGAGATTGCCGGGGGAGTTCTGTACCCACAGCCAGGAAATCGTTGGACACTACATAGCCCTAAAATTGATCTGACTGTGAGCAATGTAAAGCTGCAATGGGCTACGCCTTTTGTGCAAGTCATTTTTCGGCCAGACCTTCGTGGCGCAGTGATTTCTGAAATAGAATCATAATTTTCACTGCAAGTACCTTGACGCTTGGTGTCGTATAGCCTTATCCTATTCCTACTGATCTGTGGGAATATTCAATCATGCTACACGACACGCCGGACTGGGCAGTACAATATAATTATTTTCATCACTCAAATCCTCGCTCAAAAGACCGGGCGAAAAACATATTCGAGAAGATGCATGTCAGGCCAAAGATCAATGCAGCCTGGGAAGTAATTAAAGATACAAAAGCTACTGATGAAGCGAAAGGCCTTGCGCGCTCAGTGATCCGCTGTCTCAGCGACAACCGGGCTAATGCCGCTATGAAAGCTGGCGTAGCTGTGCAGACTGCGTGTGACCTTCACCTAGTGCCTGATGAGTTTGATATTACCTTGAGCCTACCTGAGGCTATCCTTGCGGGCGTAGATGAATACAAAGGCCACAAAGTCAAAGCAGATACACCCAACAACAAAGACATCGATAGTAAAAAGAAAGAGAAATACTTAGAAGAGCTGCCCCTTGTTATTGAGCATGCCGTGATGGGCCTTAAAGAGGCCATGCAAACTGACAACAGGATCTTAGGTGAGATTGATCTTCTGGATACTTTGCCAGGCAATGCGCTGCCCCACAATACAAAACCTGACTATGGACGCCGGGGGGATCTAAAGACTAAGTGGAGCGGGCTAACCCGTGGCGGCACTCCAGAGCAAGACAAGTGGCGTAAAGCACCCCTGCCCTCATCACTGACAGGCATGTTCGATATGAACAATGTATTCCAGGTTGCTGGCTTCTGGGCTCTTAACGGGCATCAACCGCCGTTCCTTGTCTACGCATCCGCGCATGATTACCGGGTGTTCACACCTGAGAACACGCCAGAGCTGCGTGACGATTATCTTCAAGACATCGTAGATCAGATCTCAATGCATCATAAAACCACTGAAAACATTCTGCGCGCAGCAAGTGATCGTGAAACACTGCTTGGCCTGGTGAGCCCTGACTTCCAAAAGCTTTGCTGGAACGAGCCCGAGCTTTACCTGGCAGAAGCACGTAGAGTCTGGGGAATTAATTAATGGATACTAACGCAGTTCACGATTTAGCAAACGCTCAAATGGCTATGAAAGTGCCGAGAAAAGATGCAGTGAACCCATTTCATAAAAACAAGTATGCAACACTGAACTCATGCATGGCCGCTATTAAGCCAGCTTTAAACCAAAACAATTTTGCCATCGTCCAGTGTGGCGGCAAAGATGAGTTTGGTCATTATGTGGAGACTAAGTTTGTCCATACGTCTGGCAAAGAGTTTGTCAGCAAGATCTACCTGGAGCTGGAGAAGGCCGGGATGCAAGCTATTGGCAGTGCTATCACCTATGCAAAGAGATATGGACTTCTCGGTCTGTCTGGCATGGAGCCAGATGAAAACCCAGACGATGACGATGCCAACAAAGCTACAGTGCTTCATGGCGGGCATAACAAAGAGGCAGCTACTCCTTCTGCCCCCCGTCATGGAACGAACGGCCAGGCCCCAGGCTTAAATGAACCACCCCTTAATCCGCACAATCTCAATCAGTGGGATCTGTGGCTTGAGGAACAAAAACATAAGTTGCAACACATGACTGAGCTCTGGCAGCTCCGTAAGTGGGAAGAAACAAGTCTCGCAGAAAGACAGAAATTGAAGGCAGAAAAACCAAGCATACTGGCAGTACTAGGAACCGCATTTAACCAAAACAGAGAACGATTAAACAATGGAGTGCGTTAATGCCTGTTAACTTTTCTAATACAAAATTTAGACCTAAAGCTGCAATCAGCTTATCCCCCGACAAAGAGTATAGGATCTTGGGCTTCTTAGGGATGAAGAAAGAATGGGGGAATGACAATCTGCCCCTGCCCTACACCGACTTTCAACAGCAACAGATCGATAACATCTTTCATCAAATGCAAACAGCTGGCATTGATATTAGTTTAGTTGTGTATGAGAAGAATAATGCTGTTAACGCTGAAGGTAAGCCAGATGTGCAATCATACCCAGTTGTCGGAAGAATACAGCCCTTATTCACAAACAGACCATTTGATCAGAGCCAGGCACAAGCTCCACAAGCTCCACCCGCACAAGCTCCACAAGGCCAACAAGCTCCACAGCAAACCGCCCCGGTGAATGACAATGGATGGTGAGCTGCTTAACGCTCGGGAGGCGTCAGTGGTTTTGTTTGGGAATGATCGGAGTACTGCGTATCAGCGCACTTTGCGACTAATGAAGTCAAACAAAATCAAAACTGTTTCAGATGGTAAAAAGATGTTTGCTATAAAATCTGATTTGCTGAAAATATTGGGTGCTCCTGACAATCCAAGAAGCACCCTTTAATCTTACTTACTGAAACCAGCGAAGGCATCGGACATTATGTTCAGTGTCTCGCTGCTATCATCCTCATCCAACCAGTGTCCGTAGATGCCAGTAGTGATCTGAGTGTTCTCATGGCCTAGCAAGTTGCTAACCCGCCACAGATCGTTTGGGAACCGCTGCAACAAGCGTGACGCAAAGAAGTGGCGTAAGTCATGCCAGCGGATCTGATCAACACCAGCATCCTGGCAAGCTTTGATAATCTTGCGGCGAAAGTTCATGGCGTTCATTGGCTTGCCTAAGAGGGCGTAAGCGTCAGTGCCATTAGTGAAAACAAAAGTGTCATCACTGGGGCGTCCAGAGCGCATGTACAGCTCTTGTAGTTGGGCTTTGAGCTCGGGAACCAGATCTACAATACGGTTGCCTTTTTTGGTTTTAGGCGCGCCTACTTTCATAGTGCTATGCTTCACAGCTTTGTTGATGCGGATCTTGTTTTGATCCCACAGAATATCTGACCAGGTAATTGCACGTTGCTCACCCTGACGCAGCCCGGTTGCAACTGCAAAGAAAGTAACAACCTTCCAGTAGTCATCCATTGCGTTGATGATTTTGCCGATCACATCAGGTTGAATTTTGGCAACGCGAAAGTCATCTGTCTTTGCGACTTGATCGTGCAAGCTAAGTCCTTCAGCTGGGTTAGTGTTGCGGCAACCCGCTGTTTGAGCGTAGTCAAAAACGTTTTTGATTGAGCCCATGATATTGGCAACAGTCTTGCGGGATCTGCCGTGGGCAATCTCAGGGATGAGCTGCAACTTAAAGTGACCAACAGTAACGTCACGGACTTTGAAATGCCTGATTGACTCGTTATCAATGTGAAGAGATTGCAACTGCTTGGCGTGACGTACACGCTCCCGGTAAGTAGTCTCGCTCATCAAGGACGCTTTCTTTTTGTCCTCAATGTAAACCAGGTACTCAGCGATAAGTTTTAATACGCTCCAATCCCATGATGCAGAGATGCTTGAACCGACGATTTCAGTCTTGGCTAATTCAACGTAGCGTTGAGCTTCATTTTTAGTTTTAAAAAATCGCTGAGAGTCATCGTGCTTTACGCACCAAGCCGCTCTACCTAAAGATGCTTTTGATTTCCAGTAAGTGATTTCCATATTTCTTCTCCCAAAAAAATCAAGACGCCTAGACGCTTACTGTCTAGATATACGTATTTTGGGATCAAAAACAAGGGCTGTTCCCGGGTATAATCCCCGCGACCCGCAACTGGCTTGCAACTGGAGAGCCCTTTTTAGGAGGTGCGCCATTGATTTTAAAGGATAAAAGTGGCGCGGTTGACGGGGCTCGAACCCGAAAAAAAACAATTCAATTCTGTAAAATTCCATATAATCCTGTACTGTAATACAGCCTAGTCCAGAATATTACAGCCTAGTACAGACTAGCATTGCAACTGCCAAAGTTGCACGATTCGCAACTATCCTCACGCATCCATGAGCCATCTGAAAATCTTCTTGGTTTTGTTTATTCTGTCATCCAGGCCATGATATCCACCATTGATTTTTTTGGTGATCTTTTTAATCGTTCCCTCATCGATGCCCTCGTCTGCCAGCTCAAACAACTTATGCTTGTTAAAGAACCACTGCGCAGTTTCAAAAGCATACTCTTCTTCGACCAGGCTAGGGTCAGTTAATACAGCCGGCACACCCATGTCAGAAGCAAAGGATCTGTAGTTTGCTTTGCCTGTTAATTGCAGCCAGCCTCTGCCAATAAAGAGCTCTGCATCGTCCGTAGTTTCGTTGCCGAGAGACTTGCGCAGATAAACCTTGCGGGCAATTTTGCCTGGTTGCCTATGGTATTCTCTAGCCTCTGCCTCAGTCTTAAATCTAGTAGGCCAGGTATTCATAAGCCCTTTCCAGCTGTAGTTTAGGTTCTCCTTTGAACGCTTGAACTCGCCACTTTCATGTGCCGCTTGACCTAGCAAATGGGCTCCACGTTCTGGAGATAATCCGTAGTGGCTGGCTATAGACCGAGCTGTATTAGGACCAAACTCACCATCTGCACCAGCACCTATCTTGGCCTGGAGCTTACGCATTGCATCGCTCATTTCTTCCCAAATCCTTTTACTGTTCGTATGCCAAACGAGGCGGCAATGGACGCATACATGCCCCACTGTACCCAGAGGGGGGTTGTCTCAAGATTGGCA